GTGGCCTCCGAAATTCCAATATCGAAAGAGCAGCAGAAAATGGAATTAAAAGAGGCTCTGAAAGACGGAACGCTTACCCTTGATGAATACAGTTTCAAGGTTCGAGAGATGGGATTAACTTCGCCGGTCGGGAATGAAATTGCCTGGCAAAATTATCGCCGTGCAAAATTAGAAAATCTTGCCCTTTTTGGGGATGGAGAATCTCCGGGGAAGGTTATTGTAAGTGAAAGAGATATGCACCTTGTTCACCAAAGTGTGCTTCGTGCTTTTATGGCTCGCCCAGAATTTTTTGCCGCCTCGCAAGCGGTTAGAGACAAATTTGTAGAACACGATGAAGAACATAATGTCGGCCTTGGAATAATGCCGGAGGGAATGCCTCCGATGGAAGAGGCCGCTGAAATGGAAATGCAACCTCCGCAGGGAGAAGAACCACAAATATAATTGAAAGGAAAAAAATGTTTAGACTGAAATCTTTATTTGGACTTAGGCGTATATTTTTCGCAGAAGAAAACAACGCCAACGATGCTAATGCTGATGGTGGAAAAACCGATGACGGTAATAAAGCTGGTGGAGGTGGTGGGGGTGAAAAGAAAGATGACTCCACTAACAAAGCTGAAACTCATACCATTACGGTGGATGGAGAAGATGTTGTATTAACTGTCGAGGAGTTGAAGGAACGAGCCTCAAAAGCATCCGGGGCTGATAAGCGATTTCAGGAAGCATCTGAAACTAAAAAGGCTGCGGAACGGGGGATTCGGATAGAAGAACTTACGAAGAAACTTGCCCAGAATGATAATCCGTCCGAGGCTGATGTTCGTGAGTATGCCGGTCTAATTGGTGTTGAACCCGCCGAGTTTATGCAGTATCTCAAAGAAAATGACCCGCCGGATAAATCTGATAAAAAACCATCAGACGAAAGTATGAAAACATGGTTTCAAAAGGAATTTGGGGCTTCTCCTGCGGAGGTCAAAGCTGTTTTGGAGTTTTCACAACAGAGGCACGTCAATGATGCGAGGAAAGAAATTCGAGAAATATCGGACAAAGCGGTTGACAAAGATGAAATAATTGGTAAAATGATAGTAGGTGAGGACAGCAAAGATGTGTTGTCTGAAGTTAAAAATATGGTGGCTGAGGATGTTCTTAAGAAGATTCAGGATGGAAAACCGTTTGGAGCCGAGATGGTTACTGCGAGCGTACAGATGGTGCGGTCAAAGTTGACTAAGCTGGGTATCCCAAAGAAACTCAACCAGCAACCCATCGTTTTGGGCCTGGGGCCGGGTGCAGGACTCTCATCTGAAATCCAAGCTGACGAACCAATCAAGCGAATTTCTTCTATGGAAGATAACCAAGAGAAGAATCTTATTGCAAGGTATCTTCAAAAGGCAGTTCACGCTGCCCGAAAGATGAAATAAGGGTCGCTGATTGAAGCCCTCAACTAACTGCATATTAGTATAAGTGTGTTTTAGTTAGGGGATGTAAAATGGCACAAGCAATAGGTGCATTAGATAATTTGGTCAGGGAGGAGCTTCCAAAAATGATTTCCGAGGCTGGCCCACAAATAGCTCCCGTGTTCGATAAGATTAAGCGGACGGCGTTGGGTGTTAAGAAGCAAGAAGGTGTCGGTCGAGGTTATAAGGTGATTCACCTTTACGAAACCGGCGTGGCTGGTATGATTGAGTCGGCTGATCCACTCGGCCCGACAATGGAAACTATTGATGGGGGTATGACTCAACGGTTAGACCAAACGGTAGCTACTTTAGCTTCCGGTTTGTCTATTTTCCCGAAGGCTTCAGAATCGCCACACATGGGTGATATGAAGCGGGAACTTGTTCTGCATAAAGTTGTGGGAAACTTTAGTATTCCCGCTGCCTGGAAACAGGCCGAGTTGTTGAATGCTGCTCAGATCAAGAAAGTGGCTCGGGATATGAAGGCTGTGGCGAAACTGAAAGCCATTTATGAGGCTTCCAGCTTTTTCGCTTATAGTGCAACAAATTCTGACAGCGGGGTGAATCAGGTTCTTGGTAGAATTTCAGCCATAGAGCAGACAGGAGCCGAAACTGAGCCGTATGGCAAGATTACTCTTGATGAAGAGTATGGCCGAATTGCCAATTTCCGCCAAGGTATGCGGATTGATTTGGTCGCCAATAGTGGTACTGCTGTAATCCGAGAAGGAACTGATACCAATGGAACAGATGTGCGTAACTATACGCATACAGATGAGCATTATGTTATACTTGTTATTACAGGTGTCGATTATCTTGGCAAGACTATAAATGTCAAAGCCATTGATTCGGTAACTGGTGTAGATGCTCATTTTGAAGTGTCGTCCTCGGCTGATGGTAGTGATGCCTTCAAAGTTGTACCAGCGGCAAATGACTGGATTGTAGCGGCTCATTCGAGTCGTGTCAGTAATAGGCCTCAACTTAGTTGGGGAATCAATGACTGGATTAAATCATCCGGTTACATTTTAGGCGGAGCAGCTAATGGTGTGGCTTTGGATTTAGGAGTGTATCCGCAATTTAAGTCTCAGGTTAAAGCTGTGGATAGTCCTCTTACCGATGATGTGATTAATGGTTATATCGGCGGATACTTGGATGCTTATCCGGGCGAGACCCTTGATACCGTTATCACTACGCAAGGCGTTCAGTTGAAGTGGCTACAACAGCCTGGCCTGTATAACAATAGACAGAACTACGAGCGTACCGGCAAAGCCCTGAGCTTTAAGGGTGGTTGGTCTCAGATTTCCTATGAGTTCGGTGGACGAACCTATGAGTGGATTATGAGTCCGATGTGCTTGAGTAACACGCTGTACGCTATGAAATTTGGTGGGGACAACATCCAAAGATTTAGTCCCCCGAGACTTGGTGGGATGGAAGCCAGTATGGGGCCGGAGATTGAATTCTTGGCTCCGCTTGGCGGTCTTTCCGGTGTGTTTATGATTTCGCACAGTACAGATGCTTCAACGGTAGGGGCGGCTGGACGACCTCAAGATTTACTTGAGGCTCCGTTCTGGTATTACAATTTGATAGCCCCGACGGATCCTCGGGCAGTTAAGCTCACGGGTCTGACAGAAGCTACTATGCTATAAGATGTCGTTCTTTGACAAAGTAATTATTTGGGGAAGTCGTCATTTTCTTCCTTTCTCAAGTCGGTGTTTTCAGGCTTCCCCAAATTTTTTTGAACCATTAATTTTTGTAGTTTAGTTTTAATTTAGGAGTAAAAGTAATGGCTGCAACAAATCCATTTAAGGTGTCCGACCTCATTAAGAAGTATGGTTGGACAATCATGCCTTATCTTAGTAATTTAGGTGTTCGTTCTCTTGCGGAGGCTCAGGTACTTTTCGTAGATAGTGGAAATACTGCGAATGGTGCTGATGCTGATGACGGGGAGCACGGGCATTCGTTTGAAAAACCACTTCTTACAGCGGACTATGCTACTGGCCTTTGCACCGCTGATGAGGGGGCTATTATTCTTTTTGCCCCAGGCCACAACGAGAATCTTTCCGCCGCTATTAATTTTGATGTAGCTGGGGTTTCTTATATCGGTCTTGGTTCAGGAACACTTCGTCCCAGATTCGATTTTGATGCTGCGGCTTCGTCTGTTAATGTTGGGGCAAACAATGTAACCCTTGCGAATCTCACTTTCATGCCAGGATATGCTGATGTTCTTATTGGTGTGGATGTCGAAGCATCGGTGACAAATGCTCACATCGTAGATTGTGAGTTTCTTGAGGGCGAGGCCAGTGGTGACGAATTCCTTGCCGCTATCGAGTTGAAGGCTGCTTGTCACAATTCTGTGATTGAGAACAATATTTTCCGTGCTGGGTGGAGTTCAAATCCTGATGATGGTATTAGTTTGAAGGGAGCTTCAAACAATGTCACTATCAGAAATAACAGATTCTCTGGCCCGTATGGTGACGGCGGTACTGTAACCGCTGCTATATCAAATAGTGCCGGAGTATGTCTTGACCTCTTGATTGAAAACAACATAATGAAGGTCAAGGACGGTGAATCAGGTATCGAAGTGATAGCGACTACTCCGGCTGTATGTCGGCACAATACTATCATATCTACA